GATAAACATCACTTATCCAACGGTTCACTCGTCCAGATAATTTCTTTAAACGACTATTAGCTGACTTAGTTCCTTTAGCTTGCAAGGTGGCACGAAGTTTTTGATATTTAGCACGTTTACGCATAATTGCTTGGCCGTCAAAAAAGGCAGTCTTGCCTTGTTCATCAATTGCCAGTATGTACAATCCATGATTTACACGATCATAAATTTTAGGAAATTCATTCTTTAAATCCTTTATCATACTTTTCATATTTTCATTCATCCCAGTGAACCCCCAATAAATCAGCTACTTCTTGATTCTTAGGTAACTCAATTACTTCTGAAAATCCTAAATAATTAGGTGTATCATTTCTGATAAAAAATGCTCTAGTAGCTTTCCTTGATAAGCAATCACATTGAGTTATTGAACCATTCATTCCACGAATAGACATGTTAAAAATCAAAAATGGAATTGCTCTATTTGATAATTCTTCTGCTTGATACCAATATGCTCTTGGATCATAGGTAAAGGTTGGAGATGTTAAGAACTTAATTAGTGGATTATCAGTTTCTGGGCGCTTGTATAATGGATTCTTTAATCTATCATTCCACCATTTAGCAATTAGCATTGAACCAGTACCTGCTGCCGGTTCGTAATAAGTACTCTTATCTTTCCCAACTAATTGAGCAACTAGATTAGATACTGAACTAGGTGTAAAATCTTGTTTCTTTGATTTTCTTTCAGCCTGTTCATCGCCAAAATATTCTTGAAACCATTCATAACTCATATCAGTTTCAATTTCTAAAAATTTCTCAAACGTTTCTTCACGCTTTTTAGGATCTAACATTAAATCCATCATTTTTGTTGGAGCTTTAAAAGCGTCATCTATTTCTAAAATCTTATTAACTGTTTTTACGTCAAATTTCATTCTTATTAATACCCCCTGTACATTCCATTAGCACGTCTACATGGTACACATATCAAATCGTTAGGATAAACAATTGAATCAACTTGATATGTTTTAATCTCTCCACATATATGTTTAACTATCATTTGTTGCTTATTATCATCAATATTTATTAGTTTCCATTCTGGATTTGAACTAAGTGCTTTTAATGCTTTTACCCTATCGTTATCATAGTGACTTGGTAATCCATATCTACATTTACATTTAGGTCTAGTGATTAAAAGAATTAAATTACCTTGAGTAACATACCTTTCTTTACCACATCTCCTACATTTAATTTTGATTTCATCTTCAAAAGTTTTACCTTCGTCAAGAATTTCCCAGTATTGAGAATTTTCTTTTAATACTTTTAAATTCAAGGCTTTGATTTTACGTTTCTTACATGCAAAACATACTGGTTCTTTTTCACTTAGTATCTTTTCCATTGTTTTGTATCCTCTGCTTAACGTGTAATCTCCACATTTATGTTTAATCTTTACGAATCTTCTGTCGTGATAACAGATTTCCCAATCTGGATATTTCTTGATTAACTCTTTTGTTTTAGCTAGCATGTTGTCATATTTAGCATTCCTAGCACATACCTTACATACATCGCTAAAACCATCTCTTGTAATATTAGATAAAATCAGTTCTCTTTGATGACCACATTTTTTACAAGTTATTCTGATTACGCTAGATAAGCCTTTGTGATCTTTGAAAGTAAAATCAAACTCTGGATGTTTCTTTCTAATTAATTCAAGTCGTTCTACAGCATGAACTTTCAACTTTTCAATTCTTTCTTTAACTTGCAAATCCAAATAATAAGGAACATTACCTTGAATTGGTTCTCTAAATCCTGTCATATTTTAGAAACACTCCTTACGATTTCTTGATTATCTCTAACCTTTTCTGTTTCTAATCTATGAATATAAACTTCTCTAGTTACCGTATCGTCAACGTGTCCTAATCTTTCAGCAACAGCTCTACTATCAATACCTTGACTAACTAGATATGTAGCATGTTCGTGCCTTAAACCATGAACAGACATAACTGGAACTCCTGCTAGATTACAAGTCCATTCCAGTCTTTTATTAAGTGTTGAATTATACTGGAATCCTTTGATTGAACCAAAAATACTTTCATCTTTATCAGCACCTTTAGCGTTCCTATGAAATAGATATAAAACCATTTCATCTACTGGAATTGTTCTAACTGAATATTTGTTTTTAGTCGTTTTGAATCTTCTTGCAAAATCACGATCTCCACCATGATTTTTATAATCTAAGGTTTTGTTGATAGATATTGTTTTATTTTCAAAATCAATATCTTCTAATGTTATTCCTAAAATTTCAGCGTATCTCAATCCTGTTTTCAGTAAAATCAAAAAGAAATTAGCTGAAGATGAATTTAAATGTTTTAAGGTATCTACTAACTTCTTCATATCATCAAGTTCCATAAACTTGGCTTTTTTCTTTCTAGTGATACCTTTAGGAATTTGAGCGTCATAAGTAACATCTCTGTCCGTTAATCCGTCAACGTTATAAGCACGTTTTAAAGCCCAAGCTAATTGATGATGGAAGTCTACTGTAGTAGCTTTTTCATGAGTCTTACCAAACTCATTTAAAATTTGTTGATAGTCATTTGCGTTCATGTCTTGTAAATACAAGTCGGGACAAATTTTCTTCAAGTGTCTATGTGACAAACAATATTTATCGTATGTTTTATCTGCGACTTGATTAAGCTTATAAGTATCTACCAAATTTATGAAATAATCAGTGAATAATATTTTCTTTCTCCTACCCAACTCAATCACTTCCTAAATTCTTAGTTATCCTTTTTATCTTTTGATTCAGCTCAATTTGTGCTACTCTAGCTTCAAAAATTTCTTTATTTTCTGAACGTAATTTCTTCTTATTTAAAACACTATTTACACCTTTTCTGATACAAGCCAGGTTATTAATATCAAAATTTCTTTTGTTTCCATCTAAGAATGTAACTACATTATCTTTAGGAACTGGACCGTTATATTTTTCCCAAATTAATACATGTTTTAGTTTCCATCTTTTATCTCTAGGACCGTTCATTTTTACTTTAACCATTACATATCCATCAGACGTATATTCACTTCCTAATGGTTTTTCAGTAGTTGATTTTTGACCTTTTTTAAACCATCCTTTCTCAGAACCAGGAAATTTTAAACCTTTCATCCCTTTATTCCAAGGTTTTTGACCTTTTTTAAATTTTCCACTGATACCGTTACGAATGTTGCGTCTATAACATGCCATTTTCATATTATCTAAAGTCCAAGGAAAATCAGGAAATTCTTGTTTAAATAATTCAAATGATTCTATCCAAGGTTTACCAGGAACATTAACTTCCAACCAATTAATTATCTTTGGACTCAATTTTTTTGACATTTTTAACCTCCAATACTTCAGGAGTTTTAACATCTCCAGTCAAATCAGCTCTTAATTTCATAACTCTAAATTGCAAATCAGCACTCTGAATAAGTTTATCTGACACATTACTAATGGCTTTAGCTCGTTTTAATTCTTCGTCTAGATTTAAGCTATCATCATTCAAACGTTCTAATTGTTCAAACAAAACATTATTCAAATCTTCCATTTTATTTCTAACCATATCATCAACTCCATTAACTTTAATTTAATATCGATATTAAGCGGATAACGGGACTCGAACCCGCACTTCCAGAATGGGGAGTCTGGCAGTCTACCTTTTAACGTATACCCGCATAATTACCACTCAAATGTGGTAATATCTGTTAATTACTTCAATCTTTCAAAAAGTGTTTTTGATTCTCTAAGTACATCAGCTTGTAATCTTCTTGCCTCTCTAATTTCATCAACATATCTAGTTGTATTAAATTTGTAATAAGGTAACTTTAGTTGTTCTCTAGCACTTTTGAGTAAAAATATCGCTGCATCAAGTTTTTCTTTATCGTTCATCTTGTAAATAATATGTCCCTTCTATTAGTTCGTATTCTTCAACATCAATTGATTCTGGAAAATAGTTAGATTCTCTACTTCGTCCAATTTGTTCTGCTATTTCATCAGCATGTTTTTTAGTTGAGTAAATTCCGATAATGTTATGAAACAGATCAGTTCTGGTATGCCATATTTCAACATCTGTACTATATCGGGTTCCGGTTACTACGAAAATTTTATTCATCTTCTGCATCTCCTTGTCTTATATTTTTCCCGTAATTCATCTTGATAAATCATAAAATCAAGGTTACGTTTGGTGTAAATTAAACTAAAAATTATACAAATTTCTGCAAAAAACATACCTAATATTTTTAAATCAAAGAAATAAGCTATTTCCAAAAATAAAGTTACTCCGCTTGCAAATGTAGTAATACCAATTAAAACTGATAATAATTTACTTACTATCTTCATCTTCTAGCTCCTTTAAAGTCCAAGATTTTGTGATGATGAAGATATCACGTAGCGGTTCATATTCATCAATAACAACATCTTCTGAATTAGCACTATATTTATAAAGTTTTGCTAATTGAATAGCTGTTGTTTTAAAAGGTGTCATAAATAGTGTTGGACCTTTTCTGATTTTCAAAATATTAATATCTATGAGATTCTTCATTCGCTTTTGATTTTTATCTGATACGATGTAAACTTTACTCATTATCTAATGCCTCCATTACTCCTCTTCCTTTATATAAATTCTGATTACTTTGCCATTAACTCTCGATGATTTGCTCGTTAAGTTAAAATGTGATGTTATTTGACGACTAAAACTAATGTTAGAAACTGAATTTAAACCATTTCTCAAACAATATTCTGTATATAATTTATAGACATCTTTGGTTGGTTGATTTAGATAATCAGTTTCTTCTAAATCGTCAAAGAACCCTAAAATTGGATTATTTTCGTATTCGTATTTTTCTAATTCTCTATCTGCTAACTCTGATTTAGTGAATCCATTATTTTCTAAAATACGATGCAATGCTTCTATTGATTTAACAATTAGATATTTAATTGCATTTTCTTGTCTTAAATCATATTTAATATATGGTTTGTAGTCTGGATCTTTAGGAGAAAATGTAGCATTAAATGGAACAATAACCATTCTGCGATTCAATGCTTTGGTATCTGAACCTTTCCCAAGTCTTGGTATTGAATTGGCAGAAAATAACAATTTTGAGTAATTTTCAAACATAAAAGGATCTAATCCTTTACGTTCAGCCGTAACAGCTTCACCAGTAACTAACTTTTTTAAAATTGATGTATCTTTAATGTAGGAATCAGAAATATCATCGCCAATATTTGCTAATTTTCCAGCCAATTCACTGGTTTTAAATCGTTGATCCAACTCAGACACATCTAAGGATGAGATATTTTTACTACCTAACAGGGTTCGTATCATGTCTAAATACGTTGATTTACCGTTAGCACCTGAACCAGTTAAAATAAAGAATTTACCCAGTTCATTTCTGCGATAGAATGTATATGCAATAATTTCATACAACAAATTAACCAAATCACGTTGATGACACGCTAGTTTATCCATAATCTCATCAACCAAAGAACATTTAGCACTAGGTTCATAATCATAATCAATTTTGTTAGTAATTATGATATTAGGAGTGTATGGTTCTAATCTTTTTTCTTTGATATTATATACACCATTTTTGAATGCTATAAAATTAGCATCTTGTGAACTGTAATTTTTAAGACTTTTAATATCAATGTACGATAGAACTTCTTGACGATTAGAACGCCTAATACTTGGTAGAATTTCAAGCATTTTACTTTCAATAATTTTAGTTCCAGCAACATATACACCGTCATCATAACTATGTAATTGACCGTTGATTTGTTTAATGTTTAGTTCTGAAATCAGATAATCCCCAAACAGATTAGGACTAAATTTACCGTCAACATAAAAGACTTTTTTGTTAAAAGCTTCATCTCTAGTGATAGTTTCTAACTCTTCTACAGGTAATGGATCTTCAAAAATATATTTGTTGATTAACTTGAATGTTTTCTTGATTTCTTCTTTAGACAAGCCTTCACTTTGCAGCGTTAAAATATATGGATAAAGGGTTTCATTTCGTCCATCTCCTGAACGTAAATTATCAATTTTTATCTTTTTAGAATTACGTTTACTTAGTGGACGTAACCAATAAGGTAACTCCCCTAATTCATCTCCAGTTAAAGCTATTTCTCTTTCTTCGCCATTGATTTTCAAAGGTTCAAACGTTGAATTATAACCATATTTAACATCTGCTACTAATCCTATTGGTAATAACAATTTAGTTCCATTACGTTTATTCTTGTTAGTGTTTTTAAAATAGAAGTGAACCCCATGTTCTGTAAATCTTGCGATGCAAGGATAATCTAGGTCATCTAAGATATCTAGTAACTTATCTGAATCTTCGATGCTATCAACATCAAGCATGATAATATCTTCTGCTAAAATCCCACCATAAGAATCAAACTTTTTTACGTTATCCAACGTACGTAATTTTTCATCTGGAACATCTTTGAATTTCTCAATCGCCCCCTTTTCATTGGATTTAACGTATCCACGATACAATTTCAATTAACTCACCCCAAACTGCTTCAATCGTTTTTTGGCCATGTCTATATACCATTGTTTATCTAGGTATTCTGGTGCTTTTACATTTTTTATATTGTCGTTAAAAATAAAACATTTCTCAGGACTGTTAGGAAATTTAGCAGGTCTACCAGTAACACAATGAACCTTTAACAATCCACCATCAGTATCTTTTTTGCTAGCAAATGCTCTAACACATCTTTCGTTTAAAATCTCACCGTTTAACAACAAATACTTATATTTACTGGATAACTTAGCGATCAATTGAAATTGTTCTAAATCATCACAATCATTAATGGTATCTTCTACTGGAATGTTATTGACAAAATAATTAACCAAGGCTGTATTTAAAATTGGTAAATTATTATCCAATGGATTTAGTTTTTTAACATAAGCACCTTTAGTTTTGACGTGTCCATCAGTTCCAATCATGACGTAATTATTAACGTCTTTTTGGTAAACACGTTTAAATTCAGTAAATTCTAAACTCAAATGTGTTCGTTTCTCCCACTCCCAAGCGATATCATCAATTAAATCAAAGTCATCTTCACTTCTTAACTTAACCAAAACACCATCTGTATTTGATTGAGTAATTTCACAATAAGGTTCTAACTTCTCGATCAGATCCGTTAATAGTAGTTGTCCGTAAATACATACTCGATTTGCTTGTCTTGGATCATATAACGGATTATTTTTATCTTTCATCGCTCCATAAGTTGAGTTAATAACGATTTTTAACGGTGCTTGAAGTGGGTTGCCTTCATGCTTATATTTAACTCGTGTATCATAGATTTCTTTGAATTTTCTTGGGTCTTTGATTGAGCGTGATAATAGTCCGTATTGAATCATTAAACTTGGATACAGACTCGTCACGTCCATATTGATAAAATATCCTTCTCCAAAATATTGTGGTTTAGCTCCATGAACTCCACCCCAAGCATAGATATGTGGAACACCTGCAATTTCAGTTTTTAAAGATTTTGAATAATCACGATTTTCTTGATTTTTATAGAAATCTAAAACTTGAGTGTATTTTTCAATTTTTAGAATATCTGGAAAATCTAAATCAAATTCATCATGATAAACTTTCTTTCGTGCTTCTAAAATAATTCCTGCCATTTGAGCTTTACTCTTAGATAAGTAGGATAAATTCATCTTTTTTGTAGGTAATTTACACAATTGAAGTTGAACATTAAAATCACTTTGACGATTTAAAAATACTTCCATTGTTTCTTCAACGTCGTGTCTACAATACTTAATAGTTTCGTCAATTTCTGCTTGGGCCAGCTTACGTTGAATATTGAAATCTACGTCAGATTCTTTAATGTTTGAACCCATAAACCCTTCAAGTGACTTCAAACCACCATCACCACGAATCATCACATCGTAGTTAAACATCTTAATTTGTCTGAATAACCTTGACGCTTTCCAACCAGGTACGCCTTTGTTAATAATCATGTCTGAAATTTCGTAAGGATTAATATCACATAATATTGATTTATGTATCCATTGATCGTAATGATTGTTGTTGTAACCAACCCAAATACAATTTTCATGTTCTTGATGAAACTTCTTTAATTTTTCAGAATCATTAATGATTACTGTTTCGGTTTTAGTTTCAGGATCTTTAATAACGACTAACCAATCGTATTTAAAGACTTCATAGTCATAAAAAATCAACATGTTAAACACCTCATTTAACTTTGACTGTTATTACTAACAGCTTATCGACCTTAACGGAATCGAACCGTTATAAAATCAAACCAGATAGGTCAACCTTTCCTTAGGAGAGTAAATTAATGTAGCATTCCTGGTTTACAGAAAAATGCATTATCCCTAACCCGCCCACCACATAATTAACGATTAATCATCATAAACTTCTTTGATTTCAAACGTTGGATAACCTTTTTTAGATTTTCCATATTTCAAGCGATACTCTAACCCGTCAGAATCAAGATCATCAAAAATCTTATTGATTAATTCTTCATATTGACTGAAAGTTTTAAATTCAACATCATTATCAGTACCTAATGAACGTAAAAATTCATTTACAATGTGAATTTGAAAACCTTTAGTAATTAGTTGATTCATGAAAATTTTAGATCCCTCGAAATCTCCTTCTAAAATGTTGAACCAAACTGTAACCATTGGATCTCCTTTTTTGGAAGATGTACATTCTAATTTCTCAATTTCAACCTCATAGTCTCCAGTTGGTACTTCTCGATATTCTCCACTTCCACCATTTTCTGTTGCTTCTTTAACTTCATCTCTCAATGCTTCGTTATCAAATTCTTTGTCAAATTTAGTCCAATTACTCATGTTTTAAGTTCCTCCTAAAATTAATCTTCTTCGACTTGTCGTGTTCTGCGACGACGTCTTCTTGGTTTTTCTTCCTTAGGTTTTTCTTCAGTATCTTCTGCAGATTTTTCTACATCGGGATCTTCTACAGGTTCTTCACGTTTTTTACGTTTACGTGTCTTTGGTTTTTCTTCCTTAGATTTTTCTTCAGTATCTTCAATTTCTGCTTTTTGAGTTTCTTCTTCGTCAACATCTTCAATTTTTGTTTGTTTGCATTTTTTAGGTTTATTAGTATCAACTAATGATGTATTGTAAACATCAACCAATTCATCATAATTTAAGTTAATTGAATCAACTGATAAGTCACTCAATCTACCACCACCGAATTGAGTCGTGGTAGTTTTAAAACTTAAAATATGTTCGTTATCTTCAACAACTACTCGACAAACTAAATCAACCATACCAGCAATTTTATTTGCTACCTTCTCTTGAATGTTGGGTTTAAAGGTCGTCAACTTAGCACCAGCACGACTTAAAATATCCTTAGTTGAATCTTCGTGAGAAATTAGAACAATGTTTTCATAATCTAAATTAGTTACTCTACGCATAGTTGATAGAAATTCAGTTCTAACTTCGTCCCAAGCCTTGAATGGATCGTCTGATTCATGTTCAATACCTAGTTTGTCATACATATATAAACGACAAGATTCATATAAGTCTTCCACCAAATCAACGACGATTGTCTTAAAATCGTTGTCTTTCTTTTCCAATTCGTCGATGTATTCTTTGAACACTTGCCAAGCAAATTTACGACTTGTTCTTCTACCAGTAGTTGTAACTTCATCTTTAATTGGTACCACTGGAGCGTCTACATAACTTGTGTTTCCATCAGTATTTAGCATTAATGGATCTGGAAATTCATTAGCAAACGTAGTTTTTCCAGTAAATGGAGCGCCATAAATCCATAATTTTCTACGTGTAACTTCTGTTAATATTCTACGTTTATTTTCAGGTAATGTAACCATGTTGTATGTCAATCCTTTCTCAACATAATCTCGATAAGGGCTATATTTCCAAAATGGATCATCTTCATTTAAAGGAAATTCAGTAGCTTCTGACATATGTTTAGCAGCTGTCAACCATTCAATAACCTTATTGGGATTATATTCAACATCTTTAATTTTTATTTGATAATCTTTATTAATTGCTCGTTTTAATCGTTGTCTGAATTGATATTCAGATTCTGTTTTCTTTTGCTTTAATCTAATTTTTGGAATGAAAACATATCTAAGATGTTTTACTTTTCTTCCAGTTTGTTCAAAGTAGTATTTGTACAAATGAAGTTGAGCTGACTTCATATAATTATCGATTGAATTTGAATATTTAAAATCATAAATATCAAACGTTCCATCATCGTTTTTAACCAACATGTCAATGAAACCAATATAATCTTGATTGCTAAGCGTTACTTCATAAAATCCATATTCAGGTAATAAATCCAAAACTTTCTTAGATAACAACTCAAGCTTGATTGCTTCTTCGATGTGTTTGTCATTAATTAATGGATATGACATGTAATACTGTTGAATTGCATTTTGATTTTTTTGAATTAGTTCATGCATCGCAGTCCCTAAAATTAATGGATCAGTTGGTTCAAAATCTGGTAATGTATCTAACTTTTCAAGATACCTGAGTTTATATTCAAGTGGATTTCGCTCAAATGTAGATACTCTGGAATATGAGAGTTGCAAGCTAACATCACCTCAACAATCTTTTTAAAAGTATCAAACCCTTGTGGATATAGGATTAATCCAATACCATTAGTTTGATTAATCAATTTTGTATTTCTAATTTGCAATTCACTAGGTTGTCCTCGAATATCCTTTAATTCGATACTCAAGAAGAAACCGTTAATGTTGCAGATTAAATCAGGAATTCCTCCTGATTGAAATCCACCACCCCAAACTTTGAAGAACCAACCGTTATCTTTAATGGTCTTATCTTGTTTTTTAGTGTTATTCTGGTATATCCCTTGACTCTCTAAGTATTTTTCAACCTTTTTTTCAAATCGTTTTTCTCCAGCCATTACTTCACCTTAATTCGTACATAACCCTTGCGATTAGTTACCTTAGGATAATCATTCAACAACATATCGTATTCTTCAGGTTCTTTTTCTTTAAATGTTTTCAAGTCAACACTTGTTGATTGAGTTGGAGCAACATAAGTAACTTTTACGAAGTCATTATCGATTGATTTAACGTTATATTGTTCCATTTGCTTTACTAATTCATCTTTATATTTCTTCTGTTTGTCTTGAAGTTCCTTAATACTATTCTCTAATAACTTTAGATCCTTGAATAACGCAATGTTGCTTTGTTCAAATCCTGTTAATTCGTTCATTCTTCTATACTCCTTATTTGAATATTCCAATTTTTACCTACACTATGTCCTTTTACTGCTGGAACCTTAATTTCATTAACCATAGAACCTTTACCAGCCTTAATTAATGAATCTACTTTTCTAGTCCATTCTCGTTTTTTCTTAATGTATTCAGTCATAACTGTTAAAATTTCATCTTCAGTCATTTGAAACTCTTCTCCATTAATCAAAATCACTTTTAAAGAGTTCATCAGTATAATCTCTCCTTTCTTTTAAAGCTCGATAAATTCGTTCTTCTACTGACTTTTCAACAATTAAGTTGTAATAGAAACACGATCGTTCCTGTCCAATGCGATGTATTCGTTTCTTAGATTGCTCATACAACTCTGATTGTTGTGGTGGAGTAAAATAAACAATTTTATTAGCTTTTTGTAAATTCAAACCCATTGATCCAGCTTGATACTGAATTAAGGTAATTGAATTGTCCTTAGTTTCATAATTGGTTAGATTTTTAGTCTTACCATTGACAATTGATATTGGACGTATTTTGTTTTTAGCAATTTTGACAATCTCATCTAACTCACGTTCAAAATTGTAAAAAATTATCAATCTATCTTCTGTTGAATCAATCAGATCTGATAATCGATCTAATTTTTCTTTAGAATACATACCTGACAATTGCCTTAATCCTAGGAGATAAGTTAATGCTGTATCCCCTAATAATTCTTGATTATCAAATTCTAAGTACTTATCTTTTAAAAATTTCCGATAATTACTCGATTGTTTAACCTTAATCGGTATGAAATTTTGTTCTGGCAACTCAAAAACATCTTCTGTTTTTATAAATACAGCTCCATGTTCTCTAAGTTTCCTTTTTAACCGCTGCACATTTTTATACGGATGATCTTTATTAACAACTTTAAATTTCTGAATTCCTAAATACATGGTGTCCCAATTTACATAAATCTTGTTGTATTTAGATTTAGTAATATTCCAGCCCAATAAATGAGCTTGACTCCATAAGCGTTCATATTTACCTGATGTTGGAGTACCAGATAATAAAATAATGTTGTCTGGATGCATTTTTAAAATGTATTTAGTACGTTTAGTTTTTTCATTTTGAATCATGGAAGATTCATCTAACATCAATGTAAAATCATGTCTGAAAACTGATTTGAGATCACGTCTGAAAACTAAATCGTAATTAATAATCAAAACGAATGGTCTTAACTTTTCATAACTATTTAATACTTGATTCAATTGTGTTGATTTAGTACCATCAAAAACTTGATACTTATAATACGTTTTGAAGTGATTGATCCACATAGGAATCAATGATTTTTGACAAATTAATAAATTAGCTCGTTTATTCAATTGATGTAACTTCTCAGATCCCACAAACGTTTTACCAAGACCCATATCCAAGTAGTAAGCTACTTTATTCATATCTTTTGTTTCTTCTAAAATATCTTCTTGATGTTTAAATAACTTAATCTTGAGCAAGTCTTACCACACCCTTTCAAATACTCCCAATTACATGATTTTCATCACCAAAACCTGGTAAACGATATGGTGATGCCAACACTTCTAATTCATCATTTGAGAAATATATTGGCTTGAGTGAATTATCATATCCAACTTGAATGTCTGTAATTTGTTCGTTGTACAGCATTACAAATAAGCTCTCAATCATTTTAGTGTTAGTTGCAAATTCAATATTTGGTATGCTATAATAGCTATTGAAATGGTATTTAGCATTATCGAAAACCCCATAAACATCAGGTCTGATGATCATGATGTTTTCTTTAAAGCTAATTTTTGCAATTTTACATTGATGATTTATTGATTGAAACATTTGTTTTATTGGTTTAACTGGTAAGACAAATGTTTCTTTTTTATCTTGATTCTCTTTAAATAACTTCTCAACAAAATCTTGTTTCTTATCGTCTTTGATTTTTTGATCTAAATTACTATGAATCTTGACTAAACAGCCACCGTAACCATACACAAATGAATCTTCTGTAACATACTCAGTCCATTGATTAAATCTTTTATTTAACTTCTTCAATTTGTTTGCATGACTTTTGAAATTCTTAATCCCTATCATCTTTTACATACACCTCATAACTTCCACAAAACGGACAATAATTGACTTCTCCAATACCATTTATTTCAAAAACTCTAGAACAAGCGTTACAAACAAACTTACCGATTACTTCCATCTTCATCACCCCAATTCCAAAAAGTACCATCTTCAATCGCATCAACCATTGGAGCTAACATCAACCCCAGAAAAATTCCTACAATAAGAATTGCTAAATTAATCATTTTATTTCCTCCTCATCTTTGCGTATTTCCGTTAAAGCCACTAACGATAAAGCAAACCAAAATACGAAACCAAAGCCTATATATAAGTGACCCATTCCAAAACTTAGACCACTAAAGAAAATTGCTACTAAAGAACTTAAATTTATAAAACCTTTACCCATACTATTCATTACTTATCACTCCTTACTTTATAAATAAATCTTTTAACCAATTAACTAATACGAAAACTGATACATAAATCAGGCATCCAATCAAAACTACTAATATGGTTCCATTCATACCCTTCCTTTCCAATCAATCCTTCTTTTGTTTTCTTCCATCCACTCGCAAGCAGACTTGGCAAAAATCATTTGTTTCTTACCTTTCCCACCGTGTGGATTTAAGCACCAACCACCTTTATCAAAATCAATCTCATCAGCAAATGGTAAAATCACATAGCGTCTTACCCACTCTGCTGACTTGTTCGAACAACAATGTTTCCTAAATTCATTGATATCCCAAGTTACACCTTCAAGTGATGTTTTGAAAATCTGATTGATAACATCATTTAAGTAATTATGATTAATGTTTACTTGTAATGCTTCCATTTAAATCACCTTCCTTGTAATCAGGAAACACAATATAAGCATGACTATTTAATCTTTCTGTAACGTGTTCTAATACGTATTTTGCTTGATTAATATTGAAATTATATCTATCGAAAGTTTCTAAAATCTCATCTTCACAACCTTTAAATTTCTTAGTATTGATAAACATTTATAATCACCTACTTATTTTGAAACAATCCAAGAATTGCAGAAACCAATGCAACAATTGACAAAGCTAAATTATCCATTTAAATCATCCTTTCCAAACTCTGATAAAACGTATTGTACCTTTTAGATTATCTTCTACGGAATCGCCATATCTTTCAGTGACAGCTTCATATAGTTTTTGATAATCTGTTTTCTTTTGATGAATTAATTTTCCTGTTACTAATTCATAACTAGATTTCAAAGATTCTTCTTTTAACTCTTCGTCAGAAGTTAAATTTGCGATCTTATATAATAAGTTTGCTCGTTTCAAATCATCTGTTGATTGATTCAGAACTTGTAGTGATTGATTTCTAATCTGCTCTTCCATTTTGTTGAACGCATCAATGTACTTTAATTTGAATTCGTCTACCTTACGTCCTGTAAATCCCATTGCAATGAATGTAAATCCATCACGATTAAGGTAATACATTTTTCTTTGTTCACCTTTTTTGTCTGTATAAATTCCTTCATAAAACATCCTTTTATAACGAGCTTGATTTTCAGCTGATTCAATTTTTGCTTCAATTGCTTGAATTACATTTTTATGTTGTTTTTCAAAAACTTCTGCTAAAACCAAGCTTGTTGTTACAGCTTGCTTATCGTGCATGATCACCAATTCGTTCATTTCAATTCCTCCTTATTTAATTCTTAAATCTGAAATGATTTTTAAAATGACTCGATTTCCTCTAGGTGTTATCTTTCGCCCAGTTAAAAAGTCGGACATGTCTTGTTTTTTAATACCGTACGCAACAGCTAATGAGGTAACTGAAATGTCATTCTCTTCAAGGTACTCCACAATCTTATCTCTACCTGCCTTTGTTTCTGGCACTTTAATCACTCCTTTCTTAATCCCTACCCACCCTATTAAGTAAGTTTTAAATAGAACATTTTTATAAAAAATATTGACTACTGACCCACAATAATGTACTATTAAAGCGTAGTTAATAAGCACAACAAATAAGACTCATAATCAATCTTGGCGGAAATAATTATGTTCATATCGTTGCTTATTAACTGACAACTTAACTTACAAGAAATAGTATATCCCATAATAATGTGATAGTCAACAAAATTATCCAATTATTTTATACTTTTTTCTTGTCTAGCTTTTTTGGAAAGGACGATATTGCTATTATGACAATACTTGAACGTATCCAGGAGCTTGCAAAGAAAAGAGATATTACTCTAAAAGAATTATCCTTAGAACTTGGTTTTAGCAAAAACTACCTATATTCTCTAAAAACGCAAGCTCCTTCTGCTGATAAACTATCAAAAATAGCTGATTATTTTGGAGTATCTACGGATTACTTGCTTGGCAGGTCTAGCGATAAATACGACTTATCACCACAAGAAAAAATAGATATAGGCATTGAAGCTGAAAAAATGATGAAAGGACTGAATGACGAAGGTTCTGTAAATTTTTATGGAGAACCCATGAGTGAAGAAGATAAAGAAGCTACTTTATCAGCTCTAAATTTATTAATGACTATTAACAGAAAGAAAGCTAAGAAAAAGAAAGATATGAATTAGGCGGTGATTATGTGACATTAAAAGATGACGTCAATTCATTAGTTGAACTTTATGGAACTTGTGACCCAGAAACTATACTAAGAGAGTTAGGTGTATCTGTTTGCAATACAGACTTACTACCGCCTAGCACTTTGGCGATGAAAGTCACAAGCGATGAAGAAACAACAATAGGTATTTTAGACAACCTATCTGAGCACACAAGAAAATTTGTTTTAGCTCACGAACTAGGGCATGTTGTAGAACACGCTAATAATTCTACTACTTTTTATAGGGCTTTTATGTCTGGGTACGATATACCTAAGATTGAAGCAGAAGCTAATAGATTTGCTTTCTATTTGCTATTGAGTGGTTTAGAACTAAATGAGTCGTTTAATAAATATGATTTTGTTAGATCCTATGGTTTGCCAGAAGAATTAGCCAGGTTTGTGAATATTTAAAAACGATACATAAAAATAAAGGAGTTATCATTATGATTTTACCGTTAAGAATACTAATGTTTTTACTTATGTTAGCCATTGCCTATTTCATATTTAGATGGAATAACAATAACTTTAAAAAGAAACGTTGGTATGCATTAGCTATTATATTTGCTTTAGCTAGTTTTGGAGCATTAGGAGATACTCCAGAATCTAGACATCAAGAAGCAGTTGAAAGTAGCAAAGCAGAAAGTTCTTCAATTAAAGAATCAGAACGTAAAGAGAGCATTTCTATCGAAGAAGATGCAAAATCTTCAAGTTTATCAGAGAAAAAAGCTAGTTCTATTAAAACTAAGCAATCATCTGCTAAATCATCTGAAAGCAGCTCTAAGAAAATCCCAAGAGAATATGTTTCTGCTTTGATTAAAGGACAAGGATATGCTGATAGAATGTACATGTCTAAAAAAGCTATTTACGATCAACTCACATCAGATTACGGTGAAAAATTTTCTCCTGAAGCTGCCACTTATGCTATTAACAATATTAAAGCTAATTGGAATAAAAATGCATTGCAAAAAGCTAAAGATTATCAAGAAGAACAAAACATGTCACCGGATGCAATCTACGATCAATTAACTTCTGATTCTGGCGAACAATTTACTCCAGAAGAAGCTAATTATGCAGTTCAGCACCTTGATAAATAAAATTCAAAGGAGTAATTAAAATGACAAGAATGTGTTTAATAGATAATGAAAAAATAGGAATGATGACGAATTCATTTAAAACTAAGGACGGTAATGTTTTATGTGTAAAACACGCTGAAGCACTTGGACTAACTCCTAAAGATGTTTCAGAGTCATCAACATCAGATATTCAAAATAGTTTCAATGATTTAATGAGTGCCATGAGAAAGTTCAATATAACAGATATCAATCAGTTATCTAAGAATGAACGTAAATCTTTAGCTTATTTAGCTAAAAGAAATCTAAACAAGTTATCTCCAGATATCTATAAACAAGTTGAAGATATTACAACTCAAATAGCAGGTAATAGATTAATGCTATTAGGTTTAGGGTTACAAGGATCTACTCAATCTCTAACCCCTTCTTATTTGGCAGCTATTCTAGAACAAAATTGGATTTTAATCAGACAAAATGAACAAATCATTGAGTTATTAAAAAATAATAATCATTAACATATTAACAAAAAGTCGTACACTTAACTCATGTACGACTTATTTAATATACTGATAACCATATAATTATTTTAAGAATATTGTTTTTACAAAATAAGCTATAACAGGTAAAACAATACCACTAGTTAATAAAGTGAATTCCAGGAAAGAATTCTTCAATGTAACTTTAAAAGAAATTGAAAAAGAAGTTTTAGATAACTTTGATGCGACGGTTGAATTTACTGAGTACGCTAAAGCTGAAGAATATAGGTGTAGCTTAGAATTGAGTGAAGAATAATCTCAGTTATCAATTTTGAACATTCTTTTATAATTGTTCATGTTTTAACAGAACCTGTATTCTACTTAAGGAGGAACTATTATGACACCGGAAAATTATTTTAATTTATGTAACTTACTTATCAAAACTATCAATGATTTTTATATAAGAGATAGAGACACCCTTCTTTTAAAAATAAAAAATAATGACTTAATAGTAACTTTATCAAAAGAAATTTCACCTCTAATGTTAGAGCAACAAATTGATAATATACTTATGGATATGATTAATATCGGTTTAATTAATGGTAGCGCTACCTCGACAAAGATGGGACCGATTTTTACATTTCGAGGCCTAACTTCTAAAGGTATGGAATATATTAGCTCTATCAATTCGAATACAATTAAAAATAAAATGAAAAAAGCAATACATGATGAAGGATTACCAATAACAATACCTTCTTTACTAAAAGTATTAGGAAAAACAATTTGTTAATCCTTTTATACAATGAAATTTAAAGATCATAATCTCGCCAGAATTGACGGCTTTAAAACCAAGAAAGGAGAACCAGATAAAAATAATAGTAAACCTACTCATATTTTCAGTGGTAATAGAGCTGTACGAATTCCAGAACGAGGAAAAGGACCAGCTCCTGCTCCTAAACCTGTTAAGAAAGATAGCTAGTACCTAAGAATATATATTTTGATTTTCTTTTCAAAGTCTACCAAAATTCTAGAATCTTTGTGCTTTGATGTTTCTTCTACTACTTGCTCAAAACTATATTGATTTTCTGGGGCATCTAAAGGGATTAATGCTAAATCAAAGTAATTATTATCTCCAGATTGTTGATAATCAAGATATCCACACGTTATAAGATTATTATCAAAGTCAAAAACAAATAATGTTTGTATCTTATTTGTATTAAATATGTAATCCCTAGTTTCTCTATTTTCTGCATAACTTTGTCCGAAAATACGTCTAATTATGTTAATTACATAATCTATACCTTTAGCTAACGGTGCAATAATCAAGATCGTACCCACAACATCAAACAATAATACAAGCACAATTGATAAGGCTATTTCATAATTTAGTACAGTCGTTAGGATCCAGTACAAGCTGATATTAATACCTGTAAATATCATTATTTTTTGTTTCTTATCGATTTCTTTATTCGGTCTATCAACTACTACATTAAGTTTCTCAAGGATATTGTAGTTGATATACCCAAAGCAACCAGATGTAATTAAAATCGTTATAATCGAGTATATTAGTTTGTATAATTCATTATTCATTGTCATCACCCAAATTTATTATAGCATACTCAATATGTGGTATAATTGAATTAAGGAAATAACGGTAAGACCGTTAGCTAATAGAGACCCAAAAATCAATATTGGTTATTTTAGAACAGCTGATTCTGTGTATCGTCAGTTGTTCTTTTTTATTACATTGAATTTAACTTGGAAAATAAGCTATCCCAGTTATATCAAGATTTATAGTTGTTGTCAGTTTAATTTGGAAAATAAAAACACCTATCCAAGTCTGTACACTAAATGGATAGGTGCTATCAAGACAGTCATTAATGCTGCAAAAATATTATACCACCCTACTATAAACTTTTTAAAGTGTAACGAGTTGTAACAGATTGTAACAGATTAACTTTTTCGATCTGTTACACCCTTTAGCCTTACTCCCCCAAGGGTTTCAGAGAAAGTGTAACAGATGTAACGACTTTTAGACCCCCTATATTATATATTTTTTTATTATATATAATAGTATTAATTATATAGTAATATTAAATATTTAAACTATTCCATTTCTATTTTAAAAAAATATATAAGAAATAGGGTTTTATCTGTTACATCTGTTACAAAGCCTTGATTATCGTTGATATATAAGCATTAATAAGGTGTAACTAGAATTTTTATAAATAACTCTAAAAAGTATCTACAAACCCTATTATATCAACTTTTATAAGGTGTAACAGATTAAAACACCCTATCTGTTACAATCTGTTACACTTTCATATTTTTACAACAACTTTTGATTTTTCTTTGGTTTTCTGTTGACTTTATATAGTATATATACTATAATATTAAATATAGACAGGAGGTGAAATTGTTTGGCAAAGAAAAATAAAAAGAAGAATCTTGAAACTTCTGAAAAAATTGCTAGATATACAATGCTAGGTGCTTGGGCCGTACCTGCAGCCGAACTCATAAAAGCAATTAAAGAAATTATCAAAATTCTTCTAAAATAAAATAATTGAGGTAAGACAATATAAGCCTTGCCTCTTTGCCATACATTATAACATGACTAAAAAAGAAAAGAAATATTATGCTTGGGCTTGTGTAGCTATTATATTAGGTATAATAATAAAATTAATAAGGTGGTATTTTTTAAATGGTTGAAAGTTTATCTCAGAAAAAAGCAAGTAAAAAATGGAATGAAAAAAATAGAGAACATCGTTCCTATTTAACATCTAGAAGTAGTGCCAGAAGTTTTATTAGAAATAAAGCTACTCTAGATGATTTGATAGAATTAGAACAATTAATTAATGATCGTCGTAAACAGTTAGACTCTTAAATTTAGGGAGTGATTATTGTGGCTAGCATATTTAAAAAAGGTAAAGGATACATGGTTAGAGTATCTTGGTATGATGAAGATGGAAAACGTAAATATAAAAATAAGACTGGTTTTAAAACTAAGCGTGAGGCACAAATTTATGCTAATGAATTAGAGAATCTAAAGGCACGTAATTTTATTTCTCAAAATTCAAAAACCCCCTTTCCAGAATACTTCTGGTCTTGGTTTGAAACTTATAAAGAATCTTCAGTTTCAGAACGTACCAAATTAACATATAAAAATGCTTTTAACGTGCTTAAAAAATACTTGAGTGGTATCCCTATTGAAGAAATGGATAGACGCTTATATCGTAAATTTATAGCTGAATTTGGTAAGAATCATGCTAAGTCTACCGTTTCAAAATTTAACTCTTTATATCATGCTTGTGTTAAGGATGCAATGTACGACGGCGATGTAACAAAAGATTTTATAGCAGGAACAGATATTGTATACAATCGAAAGAAAACTAGAAAAATTGACTATCTAAACATTGAAGAAACTAAAAAATTAACTAATTATTTAACTGATACACTCAATCACAACTTTACAGCTAAATATATGATTTTACTTGCTATTGCTACTGGAGCTAGATTAGGTGAAATTCAAGCTTTAACATGGAAAGACATTAACTTCAATTTTTACACGATAGACATCAATAAATCTTGGAATGAGACAACTAAAAAATTCCAACCAACTAAGAATGAATCTTCTAAGCGAATAATTAGAGTTGATGAAACGACATTACACTTCATGCAAGATTTAAAACAAAATAATCATGATATGGTATTCATTAATCAATATAATACGATACCGACATCTTCAGCAGTAAATAAAACTTTGAGAACGTGTTTAAAAGAACTGGGAATCGATAAACCTAGTTTTCACTTTCATTCAATTAGACACACTCATGTTGCTTACCTTTTATCAAAAAATATTGACTTATATATTATATCTAAACGTTTAGGACATTCAGATATTTCTACAACATCTAGAGTATACTCTTACCTAATTGATGAATATAAAAATCGTGCTGATAATCAAATATCTAAATTTATCTCAAATTTATATGATAATTCTGATGAACTTTACCCTGATGATAAGAAAAATTATCTTTAA